ACCCCAATTAATTTTTCAAAATCTAGTTCACCAGTAATCTCGACAGGTATATTTGGTTCAATTACACCCTGTTTTTCATCTTGCGTGTCAATGCGATTTTGTGATACTTTATTCACTAAACTTTCAATAAAAGTTTCACAATCAGTCATATTCAAATCATCACAACTTACAACTTTTGCACCAAATTCATCAATTGATTTGTGAGAGTGTAATCTACAAGTTTTAAATACAACACTATTTTTTTCTCGTATATACTCTTCAATTTTTAAAATTACTTTCATCGCCAATTATTATCCTGAGATACTGCCCAAGTTGAAACTATATATTTGTCTTGTCCAATCGGTGGATTACCTCTATGTGTGTGAGTAAATGCTGCAGGAAAAATAATTAATCTACCTTGTTCTGCTTTAATTCTTTTATTAATATACAGAAATTCAGTTTCACCACCTTCCTCTATCGTGTTCAAATATAATTGAATTACTAATTTTCTAGCAGAAACTTGAAGACCAGTATTTTCGTAGTGCCAACTGTGAAATCCACCACCAATTGGGATTTTTTTTGCCTTTGTGTCGTAAATTAAAAGTTTTTCCTGACCAAGCACACTAAATTTTTTAAGATAATTATCCACAGAATCTTTTATTTTTGGTAAAAATTCCATCGATAAATTATCACCAGATAAAATGTTATAACTGACATCATTATTAAAATTTATAGGAAAATGATCTGTCTTATGAAGTGCTTTTTCTTCCTTTGTTATCAGACCATTTGATATGTAATGTTCAACTAAATTAATATACTCCTCACACTCATCAGATGTGAATGAATTATCATAAACTGATATGAAATCATGAATCATAATTTAACACTCCAAGGATTTACACATAGAGAAACTCTTTCTCCCATATGTGGCTCAACACAATGATTTAATTTAGGTGAAAAGATAACCATTCTATTTGATTTTGGTGTTACGATGTCGTCTTCAACGTGTAACTTACCACCCTTTAATTTATCTACTTTAACATAGTATACCACAGAACACAATGGAAATCTAGTTTGTCCTGTGTTTGCTTTCATTTGCTCATCTTGATCAATATGCCAATCTCTTGGTCTTGTATTATTTTGTGACCAAAATTCATAACCAATGCAACTAGTCAAATCAAAAAAATTACCTGCTACATTTATCATCTGGACACAAAAATCTTGAAAAGGATGGTTTTCCTCAAGAGAATACCATTTTTCGTAAAAGTTTATCTCGTTTGTATTTTTTTTATTAGATTCTAAAATGTCAAGACAATCAGTTTCAAACGTAGAGTTACCTACNACATCATCAATAATAATTAGCATAAAATATTAAGAAACACCTCCAACAATTACACCACCATTACCAGATGACAATGTTTTATCTCCACTACTATTACTTTGAACTGAACTTGAACTGAATATTATACCGTGTCCATTATTACCTGGTGATCCACCACCACCTCTGTTAGGACTTCCAGCAGTACCACTAGCAGCAGCGTCATTTTGGTCTCCACCTGCACCACCAGAACCTGCTTGTCCTCCTCCTTCTCCGTGTGCACCACCATTACCACCATTACCACCAGCGTCAAATGATGCATCATCACCAGCTACTCCTTTCTGAGAAGATGGAGAATTGCCTCCTACAGTTCCGTAACCTCCAGTATTTTCTGGACCTCCATCACCTGCAGGGATGCCAGCACCACCGCCTCCACCTCCACCAGATCTACCAAAGTCTCTGGGGTTTTTATTAGGATCAGACCAAGAACCTGCTCCTCCTCCACCTCCACCATATCCACATCTTATAGTTCCACCATTTTCAATTGCTGCTGGATATTCAATACCTAATCCACTTGTGCCTGTAAATGCTTGACTAGGTGTACCACTACTAGTATTTCCTTGTCTTCCATTACCACCAGCACCTTGAATTCTACCTGAAGGACCTATATCTATATTCAGAGTAGTGCCAGATGGCCAGTTTCCTGTTCTTAATGCGACCTTATTTCTATCAGAGTCTGAAGATGCTTTCACACCACCAATTTGTTTATTAACATGAATCAATATTCTTTTACCACCTTGCCATCCAGATGATGATAAAGTATATCCAGATACACTTCCAGTTGGTCTATCTCTATATCCACCCACTACCTTTACTCTATCTGATAGATTATTATATCTCCAAGTTGCTGCCAATGTATTTGCACCATTATCTTGTCTATTCAAAATATTACTAGCTTCTCCACCACTTGTTCCAGTATCATTATAATAATCAACAACCATATTTAATTTTTTACCATAAAACTGACTAAATTTTATTTCTCCAGATGCAGGAATACCAGTGTCTAATGGAAGATCTGATAATGAACCCATACTTTTATTCTTAAATTCTGAATCACTAGACCTATATCTACCTAAACTTCTACCATTATCAGGTTGTCCAAATTCAGATTCTATTTCGGAAAATGCTAATTGTGATCCTGAATTTTTAATAGTCATAGTTAATTACAACTCTCCCAGTTTGCTACGTTATATGATCCAGTTCCAACATACACCTGTAATTTATCTAATGATGTATTATAAATTACTGCACCAGACACTACACCTTGTAAAGCTGCCCTTTGTGTTGTATTTACTTGTGGTGGTAACATATACATTCTATTTGCATTTGCACCAACCCCAGCTTGACCAGCATTTTTAAAATCAACAGCAGAAGTTGCTTGAGTCGAACCTATCGCTATAGATGTGTTACTTACAACTGTACCACTTACATATAAACCATTACCAAATGTTTCATCAGTTTTTATACCAACATTACCACTATCACTTACAGTTAATCTCTTATCTGCATCTTGATTGACAACAAGTTTGAAGTTACTCATTGTTGTACCAATACCAACTCCAGCAGCAGATAATTCTCCAAATTCATAGTAACTTGTAGTATCTAAATCTAATCTCTTGAATGTTGATACACCAGTCGTTGCATTAACATTTCCAGTCAAGTCTCCTGTAACTTGACCAATAACATTCAAGGCAGCATTTCCAGTTACATCTAAATCTCCACCCAATATAACATTGCCACTAACAGTTGCTTGTCCAATAACATGAAGTGTTGTACTAGGATTGGTAATTCCAATACCTAATGAGCCTCCAATACCTGTAAGGGTCATCAGTCTGGAATTATTAAGACCTTTATGCCAATGGAAATCTCCATCTACTGCACCCGCACTATTTGCACTTAGGTGATAATTAAAATTACCTGTACCATAGTTTAATATATCAAGTGACTGTGCAGAACTATATGGTGCACCTGCTGATACTTTACCATATCTAATTTCTGAATTGTTCGTATCTGCGTTACCTGTTTCACGACCAATTGTTAGTCCAGCAGTTCCAGTCTCACTTGTTATCTGTACTTCAACATTACCAGATTTCCTGACTTGAATATCGTTTACTGGAGCTTCAGTTGTTCCTACTCCAAGTTTTGTAGCAAATACTGTTGATGATGTTCCGACATATGATGCGTTAAGATTACCTGTAAAGGTTGATACACCTGTAACTGATAAATTGTCATCAATAGTAGTTTGACCATTCGCTGAATCAAGTATTAATGATCCAGTTTCTGTATTAATTTCATTGGTTCCTGATAGTCCTATTTGAATTTTTTGAGCTATCAAAGCGTGATTTGGAACTGTTACTTGTCCTGAAACTATTAATGCATCATCGACTGTTGTTGTACCACCTTGAGAATCAATTGTTAGATTACCAGTTGAAGTATCTATTTCATTAGTGCCTGTAACACCTATTTGTATATTTTTACCACTTACTCCACCATCACCATCAATAAGTCCTGTAAATGTTGAAACACCAGATACGCTTAAATTATCAATATTTGCGTGTCCATCTACGTCTATATCTGCATTTAAATCTATTGCACCTGCAAATGTAGTTACACCAGACACACTCATATTATCAATATGTGTATGACCATCAAAATCAGAGTCACCATTTACATCTAGATTGGTGAATGTGGATATACCTGATGCAGCATTTACATTACCAACTGTATCTCCAGTAATTCTTCCTGTGACATCACCTGTTAAATTACCAATCAAACTTGTTGCAGTCAGAATACCAGTCATATTGATATTTCCAACTGAACTTATACCTACACCTTTTTCTCCAGCATC